GCGCCCTCGCCGGACAATGCGCTAGCCATGCCGCGAATTGCTTCTACCAGTTTTTCAGTGAGCCATGGAATCATGCCGCTGATTATGCCGCCGATTGCAGTAATCATCTTTACGGCGCCAGCTTTCATTGTGTCGACAGCGCCTTTGTTCCCGTCCATGAAGTTATCGAATATCCCTAATAAGTTATCCAGCAGGTTTTGTACTGCTGCTTCTGGGTCTGTCGCTAAATCCGCAAAGAATGTATCGAACACGGCCATTACTTCTTTCATCATTACTTCCCATTTTGCAGGATCAAAAAGATCAGTAAGCCCAGTTAATAAGTCTTGAACTCCAGGAAAGGCTTTAACAAAAGCTGCGCCAATTTTCTCACCTGCAGCGTGCATTTGCTCCATTACGCCGTAGAAATTTTGGGCTAGAGCAATAAATTCTTCTGAGTTGACAATGCCTTTTGTAACACCGTCAAAGAAAGCGCTGAATGGTCCGCCTAACTGCTCTGAACCGCCACCCAGAGCTTCGTGGACTTTATCAATAGATTTCGCCAGAACAAGGTTAGCTTCTTCTTGGGATATTGCGCCTGCAGCTGCAGCATCAGCGGCAGATTCAAAGTCGTCCATACCAAGCTCAGCGTTTTCAGGATCAAAAGCGCCAGCAAGACCCTCAACAGACATTCCTGAAAGCTCTGCCATCCTCGCTTTTTCTTGACGGCTCATATCATCAAATGATTGACCTGTCTCTAAGAATGACTGGCGAATCATTTCAGCTTTTTCAGCTGGATCTGCATTCATGAGATCCATCGTGTCAATAGTCATTCCAAAAGTAGCTGCTAGGCCGCTTGCAGCGTCAGCTGCTCCTTCAAAGTCGTCAGTCTTTGCAGTGATTCCCTGCAAATCTTTCATTGCGATACCAAGTTTACCGGCATACGCTGCAGTTGCAGTCATAGATTCAACCGACATGCCTCCGAACGTAGCATAATCAGAAGTCATCTCATCTAGATTCTTACCGATTAATTTAGCATCGACACCGAATTGCTGCGACAGGTGAACTGTGGCGCGGGCTGTAGTATCCAACATATCGCTCAGCTCTTGGCCGCTATGAGCTGCCATCAACTGCATATTAGTCATTGCTGTGCCAGAAAGACCTAGCGCTTTATTAGCAATCACATAAGAGTCTATATTTTTTGCAAAATCATCTGTCACTTTTCCGAGCGTAGCGCCGAGTTCGCCAGCGACTTCTCCTGCATATTGAATGGCTGCGGCCATGCCTCCTGGACCCGAGCCAAACATTGCTCCCACAGATGCTCCGGCCATACCAAGATTATCTACTGCACCTTGAACTGCTTCAAAGCCTGGACCAACTGTAGAGATGGTCTTTTTAACAGACTCCCAAGCGTTTGCAACTTCCATACCACCGCCGCCAGCCTGGTGACCGGCTTCGGCCAATAGACCCATTGCTCCAGAAAGGGCACCAAAGATACCTGTTCCAATATTTTGAACTGCGCTGAATGCGCCCGTTATTACACTTCCAATTTGCTTAAATGTAGAAGTGAAACCAGCTGAAAGATCTCCCAGAGAAATACCAGCAATGGCGGCACCTAAAAGTCCAGCTTCATCTGCTGCGATACCCAGCTGTTTTGCCATGTCTGCAAGAGAAACGTTGCTGACTTCGTCCATAATGTCTGAAAAACTGTTAGCGTTTTCAATCCCCTCTGCAAATTCATCCCAAAAGCCTTTTTGCGTTTGCCGAAGTTTTCCGGCTTGGGCGGTGGCGTTGCCGAGGGCCGAAGCCAAATTAACGCCGGCTGCGCCTCCGTCGGCAGCAGCCTCTTGGGCGCGCTGCAACGCGTCGGCAAGATTAGAGGAATTGGTGGACGAATCTTCAGTGTTGCCAGCCATCTGGGAGAGGATTCCATTGAGGGCATTGGCCAAGTTGGCCTGAGCGCTCATTGCCTGGTTTTGGGCAGCTAGCGTGCTCTGGCGCTCAACAACTAATCGATTCAGCTCTTGGTTTAGTTTAAGCTGATTTTCTAGATCCTGAGTTTCGTCAGCCATTGTGATCCTCTAGTAACACGCAGTTAACTTCAATTCATCAAATAAGTATTCCCTCAAATGAATGTTTGGCAATACTCAGATGATAAATCTGAAGCTTAGAATGGCCACTGCCAGCCGAACTCTTTATTAAATCTTTTCGCGTACTCTTTTTTCTTTTGGAGAGTTTTTTCAACAGCGTGATTAGAGCCCTCTTGCAGAATGCAATAAAGATCCTTAGAGGCCTCTAAAACCTCCTTGAATCTTTTTACTTGCTTGGGTGTTCCGTTTATTTCAACTTTAGGCTGCATGCCCAAGATATAAGCTGCCGAGCTTGCGATCAATTTTTTTCTTATGGATTCATCCATGGCATACTCCTTAGTTACCTATAATTATTATCCATTACGTGAATCTACGGAGTTTTGCTGGAACTTGTGATCGGCCCCTTCCCTGCATGGCTCGAGTAGATGCTTCATTTTGTTGCGCACCTCTACTCTGGCCGTTTGACTTCTTTATCTCATTGTTGAGGCGATTAATGAACCACCGACGCTTGTAAATCGGCAGGGTTATGCATTCACGATAACTAAACCCCATGTAATACATGAGTAGAAAAGTCTCTTCTAAATAAACTTCTTTATCATTCGGCGTCAGGCCAAAAAAACGAGGCCCCCAAGGGCAGCTTTACCTCCGACGATTCCAAACAGCTCGGACAATCCATCCAGGATTTCATGTCGATGCCAGGCTCGTGCTTATCAATAAACCTCCGTAAAAAGAGGGAATCTTTTGCCGGCATGTTTCTAATAAAAAAGCCAATTTTAGTCTTATCACTAATTCCATCAATTGTGTTGATGCTGTAAGTCAAGCGAGTGGTAACTAAATTGTCGTTTAGGTTGCCCTGCTTCTTTCTTCTTTCCTGCGTTTGAGAGATTTCTCTTTCTTCCACCCCTGTGAGAAATTTCCACCTAACTTTCTTTTTAGTTACTGGAAGTTCACATTCAAATAAATTTGCGCCCGCCACAACAGGATCAATTTCTAGCCGCTTAATTGGTAATTCTGCTAGGTTGAAGCCCTGTTTGGATCTCTGGCCGCATGAAGGACAGTCAACTTCCACTTTGTAGTCTACCCCGTAGCCGGTGATTCTGAGCGCAACCATCAAGGCATTCCTATCACCCGTAAGAGCTACATCCGGATCAAATCCTTCATCCACGATGCAAGATCTCAATAGCTCTGAAATGACTGTCCCTCTCTTGATTAGGGCTTTAGAAGTAAGAATATCTTCTTCTCTTGCTGTCATCGCCCTAATAGATAGCATCTCTTTACCGTGCATTGGGGAATCTGCAGGATAAGTTACTCCCCTCGATGGGAGAGGAACTGCTTCAACAGGTACTTCAAAACCAAAGTCTTCTGCCATTACATTTCTGGATGGAAGCCCCTGTGGATTGGCGGGCCCCGTAAACACTTCGTTTCTTTTACCTCTATCGGTTTTTTCTTCTGACATTCATGTACTCCTATAAACAAGATACCATACAATTCAAATTATAATTATGTAGCTTGTAAAATAAAAGGGGAAGCAAAAGCTTCCCCTTTTTTAATATGGAGCAAAATGGGTTAAAAAATCAGTATTGCAATACGCAATTATCGAATCGAATTGTCAGTGCAATTTCGGTCGGATCTTCCGTGCCGTAATCTAGATCGCCAAATCCTGCAGAGGTTAGAAAACAACCTTTGAGGTCCCAAAGTTCCACAACTGTTCCAACTGGATCAAGCATCTTGAGCTGGCAGTCTCTCTTGTAAAAGTCTGCATAGCCCGATCTCCCAGATACGGTCTCAGTGTGAGTTCGAACCCACTCCATTACCTGCTGGGCACCTGAGGGCGCAATTGGATCATATAGTGTGACGCTGATCGCATCATAATTGAGCTTTCCAGCCAAATATCTGCGGCTATTAATATACTGGATTTCTTGCTCTGAAATTGTTACGTTAGGTCTGGCCGCAGCCTTCATCAAGAATGCATCAATCCCTTCAATTGCGAATACCCACCGAAATTTTCTTTTGGGTTCGAATTTATTGGGAAGCATATCTCCAACTGCTAATGTTTCTGCCATTTTATTACTCCTCTGTATCTCTAATTATTAAGCTTAGCATGTTAGTTACTAAATCTCTGTACCATTATTGGTAACAACAAAGTCCAGAGAGATAAATTCGATAGATCTTGTTGGTTGCAAGAAGATCTTTCCTCTAATTGTGTTGTTTTCCACATCTGCCTGCGTGGTAGTTGTGGTATCAATAATAACCTTGAATCTATCAAGCCCTTGCTGCTGCTGAATTCTAGTAAGAACTGGATTAACAGCTGCAGAGAACCTGGCTAGAGTATCCTCTCGATTGGGTTCAAAGAGGAATGTATCTGCAATTCTGCGAACTTTTCTTCGAATATCAATAAGAAGCCTTCTGACGTTGACTCTATCTAGAGATGAAGCCACAGCCAACAGCGTCTTCTGACCGAAAACAACGACCCCTTCAGACGTGGGGAATTTAGTGATGGGATTAATATCCGCATCATAAAGTGAATCAAGATTTCCACGACTCAGATTAACTGTAGCCTGGACCACTCTTTTGAGAGCGCCGCGGGTGAATCCTGCTGGTGCATACCATGGATATGCAACCTTATCATTGTGGGCGAAAGCTCCAATGACCGCGACTGACGGGGCACACCGAACATTTGTCAGCGTGGTTGGGTCAGTAACTAATACGTCTGGGAAGTAAGCAGCTCCAAATGAGCTGTCTAGAACTCGCGACTTAAAGTTATCTACTGTGTTTCCAACGCTAACATTTTGTAGGTTGGATGCAGTAACTGCATTGTTCATTGCATCGCGCTCTTCGATATCCATGATATAAATAGCGTCAAATCTCTCTTCTGTCTTCGTCAGTGCATGGTCCGTAACCTTGGTTTCCCTAATGCCGGGAACTGCAAGGATTTGAACATCTACATCAGACTTTTCAGCCATAACATCGAGAGCCTTCATGTATGTTCTAACCGTTGGTCCATCAGCTTGCCCTTGATTCTCATCGTCCATTTCTCGTACAGCGGCCAGGTTAGATAGTTTTGACTTCTCCTTATCGAAGATGTTAACGCCATCGAATCCTCCCTGCATTGGGAAAGTGAACTTAAGGAATTTGGTCGCGGCTGGATCATCAAAGTCCTTAGAAACGTTAAGGAATCTTCCCTGGTCATAAGTACCATCTTCTTTTCTAAGAGAACCAGAAAGCTTACCATTTCTACGATAGGCAGCGAATGCCCACTCTTTGGAATCTACCACATCGCTTGTTGACTTGGTGTGAATTTGAATTCTTTCCATGGTAAAGACGTTTTGGTTAAATCTATCTGAATCATAGACGGAACCTGCACTATCCAACGCACCAGCATTATCTCCCTGCCAAGCAGCCTTGTTAAGCGTCTGGAAGTGCGGATAATATTTGGTGAAAGCCATTACTCTTTCATCAACATTTGAGTTTCGATTAGGCTCGGTAGCCGAATCGAGCGATTCAAACTGGAATCCCCACGGAAGTTTTGAGTTGACTTCCCTAGAGGGATCGGTTCCGATCGATATGTTCTGTCTCTGCGGATTGGGTGGCGTGTTGATCATGTTAAACCGCCCCGTTGTCGATCCAGACTTGATATATCTGGCATCACCGCCATAGCTAGTCGCTTGACATGCGGCGTCTAGGGTAAATATAGACGATCCTGATGTCAAGAGGTGGAAAGGTCCACGATAACCGGTTGGAAGTGAAGATTTATCAATATTTCTATTAGTAACATCTGAATGCATTTGTACTCGGATGAACCTCGAAACGTTTGGATGAGTGCCTTCTACGACCACGCGTTGGTTTCCAGCCATCTTATCAAAATCATAATAGATGCTGTAATCACCAATTCTACGAGCAATGTAATTATCCGAAGAAGGATCTAAGTTTACACCATTGTAAGTCTCTATTGCGGAATCTTCGCTTGGCGGGACTCCATCTGGTGGAATAATTCGCTTAACGAGCAAGTCGAACTGTCCAAAAGAATTATCCAGCTTGCCGTTTTTAAGGTTCTCCACCTGAATGCGAAAGTGATTACTACCATTTTCGCCATCGTCTATAGCGTGAACTTTAAACAGGTTCTTATAGTCTGATCCAAACTTCTGGGACATGACCCAGGGTGAAAATCCGGTACGGAACCGATCTTGGAATCCTTCGTAATTCGGCTTCGTTGCCGAACCAGCATTTCTGTCCAAAGAGCTTGTTAGTAAGAAAACTACCGGCTCAACGTCACCGGAACCGCTTCGAATGAAATATTCCCCACCAGCCAGAACTCCGGATCCAGTAATTACCGCGAGGTTGGGGTGGACGGTATAGCAATTATATAGATAGTGTCCAGCCTGCTGAATCTTCATGGGATCCGTATTAAGAATATTTGGTAGATAGGATGGGCTCAGCGGAGATAGCGAAGCAGTAATTCTATTGGGATATGCTTCTGTATCTGCGTGGCCATTTAAAAGCAGCGTAAATTGATAGTTCTGAACGTTGCTGATATTGATGTCCCCGACCCATCCGCCTGCTGTATCTGTCCAAGTTGTTGCGGCGACGGCAGCTGGAGCATTGTTGGTGTATCCAGAACCACTCAGAGAACCAATGACTCCCGATGGGAACATTAATACTCCTCGTACGACTGGAACAGCGTCTATAAATCCAGGAGCGCCTCCGGTGAAGTATTCATCAGCTCCATCAACTACGCCTTGAACTGTAAATGTTCCAGCAGCACCATCATTTGCTACCTGGCTTTGATTTCCGCGTTCACCGGAATCGGTGGCTGCGGTAGCCGTAACAGTTGCATCGGTTGCTGCAAATGTAAACCCTGTTACGGTAATACCTGCAAGATTCGTTGCCGTGTTGTCGTTTTGCGTCGACGCTGTGGTTGATGTATTTACTAGGAAGTCTGTGATGGCAGTACCATTTGCAGTTACCGTTGTTGTCGTTGATCCATCAGCTCGAGTCAGAGTAAGTGTGGTTGCACCGACCGCGGTTCCCGGGGTCACGGTTGCAGTGTTGCTGATGGTGCCACCAGCGAGCTGGTCATTAACGTTGACTTCCCACTCTCCGGTCGTAACCCTGGCGCCACCGTAAGGGCCATCATTACCCCACGCATGAGAACCTGCGTTATAACCGCGCAACTGCAGTTTAACAGAAGCGGCTCCAGCATCGCCTGCTGAGGCTTCGATGACACTGTCCAGGTCACCACCAGCGGTTCCCGCATCGCTTACTGAACCTAGCTGCCACCCAGAACCATAAGTTATAAGCTGCGTGCGAGTACCCGAGAAATCGGCATCGCTATAGGCAGAGTCATTTTTAAACACTTCTATAATTCTGCCAGCAATTACCTCCACGCCTGACACGGTGGAGCTAGCAGTTCCGTCAGTGCAGTTAACCCAAGCCTCATAAGTGCCGGGTGTTCCACCCCAGGTACCAGCATCAACATTTTTCATTATAATCGTATGGGTATTTTCGATTGTCGCCGGAGTCCCTGCTCGAGTCTGAAATCCCTGGTCGGTGCAAGCAATAGTGAACTGCTTGGTGTCAAGGACCGTAGACACTGCAGACTGGACCACGATGCCTGCGCCACTG